GTGGCAATCAATTTGTTGAGCGATACAGCGGTGCGCAACGCCCGGCCCGGGCCGAAGGACTACGACTTGTCCGACGGCGGCGGCCTGGCGCTGCGCGTCAAGACGGACGGCAGTAGGCTATGGTCCTACCGCTACACGAGCCCCACGGCGGGCCATCAGCGGCGCGTATGGCTGGGATCCTACCCCGTGCTGGGGCTGAAGGCCGCGCGCGAGCTGCGCGCCACGCGCGCCGAGCTGGTGGCCAAGGGCGTGGATCCCAAAAACGCCACGGCGCTGCTGGACGAAGTGGGCAACGAGACCCCTGCCACCGTCGGCCAGCTGTTCGCCGCGTGGTTCAAGGGCTACATCCAGGTGGAGCGCAGGAAGACCACCGACCAGGGCGCCGTGCGCAACCGCTACGAGAAATACGTGGCGCCGGTCATTGGCGCCGTACCGCTGGCCGAGGTGCGCCGCGGCCACATCATGAAGGCGATCGACAAGGCGCGCGCCGCCGGCCACATGCGCACGGCCAATCTGGTGCTGGCTGAAACCCGGCAGATGTTCCGCTTCGGCCTGGCGCGCGATTGGGTGCAAGGCGACCCGACGGCGGCGCTGACCCGCAAGGACGCAGGCGGCCAGGACCGCGAAGGCGAGCGCGTCCTGGACCCTGACGAGCTGGTCATGCTGCGCGACATCCTGCGCCGCCCGCCGGCCGGGCGCACGCGCTACTACGTGGCCACGCGCCGCGTGCTGCCGGCGCATACCGAACTGATGGTGTGGTGGACCCTGGCCACCGCGTCGCGCGCCATCGAGGTGGTGGCGATCCGCCGCGCCGCGCGGTGCCCGGTGGACGTTTCGCGAAAGGAGTGGATCATCCCGGCCGAGGTTTCCAAGAACGGCAAAACCCACGTCGTGCACCTGAGCGACTTCGCCATGGCCGTCTGGGAGCGAATCCAGGCCGCGACGGCCACGGAAGGCGAATACGTGTTCGCCGGCCGCGACGGCGGCCACCTATCCGAGAAAGAGGTAACGCGCCGGCTGACCGACCGGCAGACGCGCGACAAGCCGGTCAAGGGCCGCAAGAACACGACCGACCTGGACCTGGCCGGCGGTCGCTGGACACAGCACGACCTACGGCGCACCGCGGCCACACTGATGGGTGAGCTGGGGTTTTCGAAAGAGGTTATCGATCGGTGCCTGAACCACAAGGAGCCGGGCAAGGTGACGCGGACCTACCAGCGCCAGCAGATGATGCCCCAGCGGCGCGCCGCCTTCGACGCCCTGGGCGCCTACTTGTGGGATCTGCTGGGCGATCCGCGCGGATGGTTACCAGGGACAGATGCAACGCCTGACATACAATCACCTGCATAATGAAAAACCTTCCTGAGCTTCGCGCGCTTACTTCTCTGCGTTTCGTCGCTGCCGCCTTGATCGTGGCTATCCACGCTGGCGTGTTTTTGGACGTCGCACGAATACCTGGGTGGTTCCCCGCCCAGCAGGGCGTCTCATTTTTCTTCGTGTTGAGCGGGTTCATTCTTGCGTACAACCATCGCGGCTTTGATACCCCGGGATCTGTAGCCAACTTCTATACGGCCCGATTCGCCCGCATCTGGCCAATGCACATTGCCACGCTCGTGATCTGGATAGCGCTGGTGTACAAGATGTCGCTGGATTCGGTGCTCTGGGGCAATGGCGCTGTCAGGCTTCCCGCAACCGTATTGCTTCTGCAAACATGGGTGCCGATCAAGGGCTGGGGGGACACCTACAACGGCGTCGCATGGAGCATTTCTGTAGAGCTGTTTTTCTATCTACTGTTCCCCTTCCTCGTCACGCACATGAGGCGCAACTGGCCTTCAATCGTCCTTGCCTGCGTGGCGACGGTTGCGGTGCTGATATGGGCGTGCCGCTTCGCTTCACTGGACGGGCACACGCTACTGTCGTACGCGGGGCTGCTGTACTTTTTCCCGCCCGCGCGGTTGCTTGAATTCGTCGTGGGGATTGGGGCCTTTTATCTTGTGCGCGGGTCGTTGGGCCGTGTAAAAACGCCCGCGTCACTGGGGTGGACCTGCCTAGAAATGGCCGCACTCGTCGGCACGGTTGCCGCGATGATCTGGTCTGTGTCTAACCCGTTCACTCGCGCCATTGGCCCGGCAGCGGCGTTCTACATCGGTGCGGCTGGAGCGGCCCCCGCCTTCGCGGTATTGATCGGCGTGTTCGCCATGAATAGAGGGTATGTCTCGGCGCTGCTGTCTACGAGGGTTCTCGTGTATCTGGGCAAAATCAGCTTTGCTCTGTACCTGGTCCACTACGCGATAGTGGTGGCGATTTCCCAGCAACCACAACTATTGAGCCTGGGATGGTGGGCGTACGGCGCAGCTTGGGTACTATCTCTCGCCGCCGCTGCCGCTCTATTCCATCTGGTGGAGGAACCCGCCCGCCGCGCGCTGCGGCGACGCATCGTGTTCACCGCGAAGTCGCCCCGCTCCGCCGTTACTTCCCCGGTGGAATCGTAGCTTTCGCCAAAAGGTCGGATTTCTTTTGGCCGCCGGCCGTGCTGCCGAAGTAATAGGCCATGATGGTAGTCCATGCGGTGCCCAACGAGCCGAGCAGGATCAGCAGCGGTTCCTTCACGCCGTCCGGTAAAGGCGCCCATATCATGGCGGCCAATACGCTGAAGAAGCCGAAAGTAACCACGAAAGCCAGCGCCCGCGGCGTCCAGTCGTGTGTCTCAACCTCGCGCTGGCGCGCGCTGGCCCGATCGTCCGCCGCGATCTTCGCCAGGTCCGCCTCATTCTTAAATCCCAGCTCCGCCATCTTTGCCGAGAAATCATTTTCGGCCTGCTTTAGCTTCAGGATCGCGTCGGGGTCCTTGCCGGCGATGGCGGCCGCTATGGCGTCGTCCGTGGGCTGATCGCCCAAGCCCATGGCATTGCCTATCGTGGATACGGCGATGCCGGCCAGCGGGCCGCCCAGCGCCGTCGCCAGCATGGGCGCCGCGGTGCCGATGATCTTTTTCCAGTCGAAGTCCATGTCACGAGTCCTGTGCGCCGTAGCGCAAATTATTGGCGATGCGGCCGGCCCAGCCCGCGCCGAACGATTTCCACGTCGAAAGCCTGCGCATGAAGTCCAGCCGTTCGGCGTTCAGCAGCATGATCTGGTCGGACTCCGACATGGCGTCCGCGGCGGCCTGGCTGATCGGCCCCCAATGCCCATCATCGGCCACGCCCAGGGCGCGCTGCAGCTTGCGCACCGCCGTCTCGATGCCACTGTTGACGGCGAAGTCGAACGCCTGGAAAGCCACGCCGTCAGGCAGCTTGTCAGCGTTGATCCGATTCCAGAAGTCGCGCAGGTATATCGACTTGGCCTGGTCGCGGGTCAGGTTCTTGATGTCGACGTTCGGGTAAGAACGCTTGCTGATCCCGAATTTCGTTTCGCCGCCCGGGTCGTTCGGGTCGTTGACATAGCCGCCTTCGGCGTCCAGCAGACGGTCGCATGCGATATCGAAGTTCATTTCAGGAATTTCTCTTTCAGGTAATACCCTATGGCACCAGCGAGGAAAATCAGGAATGCGATAAACCCCTTGCCTATGAGTTCGGCAAGCAGCTTTTCGTAGAGCCTGGCACGGGCTTCCGCCTTTTTAATCAACGCCTCGTGATACCGCCGGTGAGCATCCGCGTCGCCTTCCGGATAGCCCAGCTTCACTGCTGCTGACATCGCCTTCAGCTCGCGATCGAAGGCTTCCATACGGGCTGCGTTCTCCGCGTGTTTGGCGGCCAGCTCTTCGCGGTCTTCATGGCGCCAGCCTTGGATGGCGTCCAGGATCATCCGCGTGCCCTCACCTACTTCGGCTGGGAAATCTTCGCGCGGCGTGGGCGGCGTCATCAGTTCGCCACCATCGTGCCCGAGATAATCATCTGCGCACCCGCCACGACAGGCGATGTGTTGTCGTAGTTCAGCACCGTGGCCGCAGTCGCGCCTGCGGAAAAGGTGCCGACAAGCGCCTTGCCCGTGGAGTTATCCCGCCCCGACAAAGCCAGGGGGCCGCTCGCCGTGCCGGAGTTGCTGGTGAACGGCAATCCAACCAGGACCGCGCCGGATGCGGTGCCCACCGTCGTAATCTGGACCAGCGCCCGATAAAAGACCAGGCCGCCCACTTTGTAATACGCGCCGTTGGCGGTGGCGCTGGTAAAGGTTCCGCTCTGCGCGGCGAGCGTCGGCGTATATGCCGTCCAGCCCGGGTTGCCGTTCACAGTCAACGTCCCGGTCACGGTCGCGTTGCCGCTGGCCGACAGGGTCGTGAATGACCCAGCCGCAGGCGTCGTGCTGCCGATGGCAGGCGGCGCCGCATAGACCCCACGCACATAGGCCGTGGTCGCTACCTTCGTGGTGTTGTCGCCGGCCGCTGCGGTCGTGGCAGTGGCCGCCCCAAGCGCGGGCGCGTTCAGGCTGGTGATGTCGGTGTTCGCGCCTTTCTTCGCGAAGTTGCCAGCCACGAAAGCTGTGGTAGCGATCTGGGTGCTGGCGTCCGTGCCGGCTGCCGTGGGCGCCGTCGGTGTGCCGGTCAGATTCGGCGACGGGATGGATACGGGCGCCACCCACTGGATAAGCGAGGACGGCACCAGGGTGGCCGCGCCGGCGGTGGCCGCGAAGATGATTCCGGCGGCGATGAACAGTCGTTTCATGGCTGTGCGTCCTTACGGGATAACGGGAATGTTGTTCGCCTGCTTGATGTCGGAAGCTTGCGACGCATCAAGCGTGATCGAGTTCAGCTCGTTGGTGAGCGCCATATTTCCGTAGTAGCGCAACGGTGTGGCCTGCGTCCGGCCGAGGGAGACGGTCGAGTAACCGCTCTCGAATCCGCAGTCCGTGAACTTGTTGTTGGTCACAAACACGCTATCTACGAAAGCGCTTGACGGGTTGACCCGAATGGCTTCCTTCGACACCGTGAAAAAGGAGTTGGAATCGATGAACAGCCGGGCGCGGTCAGCTGAGGAACCGCCCACACTGTCCAGCACCCAGACCCCACGATCAGCGCAGTTCCTGATGGTGTTGCCCCGTATGGTCACATCCCGGTAGGACACCAGCAGTATGCCGGCGCCTTCCCACGACGGGTTTTCCTGGACGCCCGATATCTGATTGTTTTCGATCAGCGAATCTTCTATGTACGCCAGCAGCATGCCGCATTGGTTCAACTGATCGTCCGTGTGCAGCGCCGGGTTCACGATAGTGTTGCCGGATATCGTCACGTTGTTTGCGCGCCTGCTGTCCGCATACATGTAATTGCCGATGGCAGCGTAACCCGTCGCGTACAGCGTGTTCCCTGTGATCGACAGGCCAGAGCAGCCAATGAAGACAATGCCGTGGCCGCCCGGCGTGGACATGACGACGTTCCCGGAAATGCTGCCGCCGGTGGGCTGGTCCGCGCCTTCGGTATCGAGCACCACCGCGATGGCATCATCATCGCAGCCGGTGAGCGAATTACCGCAGCACACGAAATGCCGGCAACCGTCTGAGAAATGAATGCCGTCCGCCTTGGTGTCTTTGATCCTGTTGCCGATCGCCCGGCCGCCCGCGGAATGCATGAACCACACAGCCGCCGACGGGATATTTTCAAACGTGTTGCCCATTACCAGTGTGTCGTCAGCGTTCAGAATGCAAACGCCGAAACCCGTATCATCGCGGACATACGCCGGGTCTGAAATCATGCGGATCCCGGCCACCGTATTGTGCGAGCACCCGGTTATCAGGATGCCGTGCTCGTAAGCGAAATCCGTTTTTTCAAAGAAAACGACGCCACCGTAACCCGCGATGGACACGTTGTCGGCATTGATGGTGATGGTCGAAGTGATCCGGCTGATGCCACGCGTATGGCCTACGGTCCCGCCGCCTTTAAACGCCGCCGCCGCGACGGCGCGCTGCCACGCGGCGGTATCGTCCGTGCCGGATACCAGCGCTCCGTCCTCATCCACCACGGCGTCGCATTTCGCCCCGAAGTCACGAATATCAATGAAGTCCCGCATCTTGTCCTGAAAGGACCGCGACGTGGGACCAAAGCCAGCTTGCAGGAATGTTCCCAGTACGCCCGGCGCGTAGTAGGTCACCGTGATTTCATCGATGCCCAGTGGAATGGCGCTGTCGAATTGCAACGTCACATCATCGCCCAGCAAGGTCCAGCTGCCCAGGCTCTGGAAAATGCCGCCGAAGAACACACCGGATATAGCCTTCGGCCCTACAGTCTCGGGCAACGTCACCGAGGTGGATGTGCCGGCTGTATAGTCCGCGCCGTCGTGCAGCAGAACAGGGTCGTACACCTGAGCGGTCGACGTCTGTATGCTCGCTACGAGTTCTTCCGCGTATTCGCGGACTCCCTGGGCAACCTCTTCGACAGAATTGGCCGTCGCTGCATCCTGCGGGTTGATGGGGTCGGCCAGATCCTGGATACGGTTGCCGTTGGCACGGTAGGAGCCTTCGCCGTCGACATCGGTTTCACCGAGCTTCAGCGCACGGCCGAGGTCGCCCCGCACCTGCTGCACCTGAATCGTCACGCGGTCGACCATTTGCTCGATCGTTTCGGGATAGAACCCGCCGGAGTTGCTCAAGTCGGTAGGCTGCGTGTAGGGCACGGCGCTGACGATGGTGATTTTCGAAGGTGCCGCGAGCGGATCGCCACTCAGCGGGTACGTGACCGAGCCGCCCGGGTTGCCATCCTGGTCAGCGTTCAGGGCCACGGAATAATCGGAATCGAGCACCAGTATGGTGTCCTGGCCTTCCGCGTCCGTAACCAGCACCTGGAGATCCGATTTCAGGAACACCTTGAAATCGAAGGGCCACACGGTGGTGGATCCATTCCCGGTATCGGGGCCGGCTTTGCGGGTTTCGCTGGAAATAGTCATCTGAGGCGCCTTGTCTTGTGCGCCCCAAAGTCTCTACCCGCCGCGCTGCGGTAAGCGCACCTATCGCCGCGGCGCCCCCAGCAGGATGGCTTGCGGCCCGGCATCGCCGTGCAGCCACGCATTGAAGCCCGTCACCACATCGGATATCAGCTTGCCGGGCAAACCGGTCAGGTAGCCGGCGCCCATGATGGCGTTCTTCACGTCGTAGGTTTCGGCGTCGCCCTCGAAAATCTTGGCCACCGATTTGGCCCCTTTTACGATGCCTTCGCCGGCCGACTGCACGGGGCTGAGTTTGTATCCATAGTTGTGCATATCGCTGTCGAACGACGCCCAGGTGAACGACGCCAGATCGCGGATGATGGGGAACATGCCGGCGCCGTACATCGTGATGGCGCGCGCGAACCGCTTGCCCAGCTCGTCGTCATCGTCGTCACCCGACCCGCCGCCCGTGATCTCGGTCAGGATGGCGGGCACGATGACCAGGGCCAGCACGTTGGCCGTGAACCGCGCGACGGCTACGCCCGGCCGGGTAGCCGCTTCCTGTTTGGCGATGGCGCCGGCGCGCACCAGCTGCTGCAGCTGCCCGCTGAAATAGCTGTAGAACATGGTGAATACGCGCTTCAGTTGCCCGTACCCGCCATGCCCGGACATGATGCGCGGCAGATCCACCTCGCGGCCGCTGCCCTGCGTTTGCCGCACGATGTGGTCGGCGTAGTCCACGGCCCTGGCCGTGTCGTTGTCGAACTTACCCATGCCGTCCTTGAACGCGGCGTTCCACACGGGGATGGCCACGCCGCGGTCCACGAAACCCATCAGGCCGAGCATAGCGGCGGTGTCGGGCAGAATCTTGCCGCGCACGGTCAGCTTGCCGATCGAGTCTTGCAGGTCGCGGTCAAAGCTGTTGAACCGCGAGCGCATGTACTGCGACTGGTTCATGGTGAACCGGATACGCTCGGCCATCTGCGGGCTGTAGAACTTCGCCACCTCCAGCGAGAGATTGCCGGCGTTCACGCGCGTAAATGCCGGCACGATGCCGATCAGGTTCTGGAGCGCGGTCTTCACGCCGGACATCAGCACGACGACGGTATTCTTGCGCGCGATCGACAGCGTTTTTTCAACAAACCCAGTCGGGTTGCGCGGCGGTGCGGCCACCTCGCGCACGCGCGTAACCAGCGCACGATACGGCGCCACGCCGGCTATGGTCTTGATCGAGGACTGAATGGCCTTGTCGTTCAGCAGCCGCATGGTGTCGGCCACCGCTTCGCGATACGCCAGGTCGTGCACGGTTTCGTTCACGGCCTCGGCGAACACGCCCAGGTCCAGGCGCGGGCGCATCGTCACGCCCTGCACGCGCTGGGTGCTGCTGCCCTGATTCGTCTTGGCCGCCATGCCCATGCCGCCGCCCAGCAGCTCCTTGACGGCCGCGCCTTCGTCCAGGCGGAACGCGCGCTCGTCCAGATCAGTGTCGTACTTCAGGCGGAAATAGCCGCCGGGCATATCGCCGTGGCGCGTGGTGAACGGCACGGGCTCCACCTTCGGCGGGGACGTGCCGCGCGTACGCTCATTCAGGGCCTTCAGCTCCGGCCACAGCTTGTTGTCGAACAGGTTCCAGATACCGCGCGCCAGGGCCAGGTCGCGCGCGTCCAGCACATCGATGATGGCCTGCTGCTGGCGGTCGGTCCACCCGTAGTTGGTCATGCGCTCGCGGCCTTCGGCGTTGCCATAGAGCAGCGCCACGACGAGCGCATTCTCGCGCGTCAGGCTGTCGTTGATGGCCGGGATGAAAATGCCCTTGCGGCCGTACAGCACGCGCTCTTTCGCGTTCCACTGCTTGAAGAGCGGCTTCAGCTCCTTGTAAATCTGCTCCAGCTTCAGCGCCTTCCAGTTGGCACGGGCATCCATGCGCCCGAACAGGGACTCGTGCACCTGCCCGAACTGGCCACCCTCCATGATGTTCAGGATGGTTTCCGCGTTCAGGAATTCGCCGGCGAAGTTCTCGCCCAGCTTTTCGACGGCGCGGCCCAGGCTCGGCACGAAGCTGGGGCCGCGCTCCACAGGCGTGCCGTCGGGCGCGAAGGCGCCCGGGTGGAATTCGCGCAGCCGCGACAGGATTGCGTCGCGCTCGTCGGCGAACGTCATCGCGCGCAGCGCCATGTATTGCTGCTGTTCCCGCCGGCCCAACAGGGCGAGCTGCCGCGCGCTGTCCACCAGCCCGCGGAACTCTTCGACCGTCATATCCTTGTAGTGCTTGCGGTAGTTCTCGTTCAGAATGAAGTCCGGCAGGTCGGGCACGACGGCCGACAGCTTGTCGGATTCCGACACCACGAATTCAGCCAGGGACTGCTTGGCCTGGTCGATCTGGGCCAGCGATTGCCCGGTGCGCAGGTCGAAGCGCGCCAGCAGGTTGTTCAGCTGCGCCAGCCCTTCGCCGCGCATGCCGGACTGCGTGCCGCTGGTCGCCAGCCGCTTCAGGTAGGCCACGCCCTTGTCGACGTCCTGCAGCGCTTTCATGGCCGAGCGCGCGGCGTAGTTGTTGATGAGCTGGCGCTTTTTCTCGGTGGCGGCCGTCTGGATGTCGGCTTTCTTCAGCGCGGCCTCGGCCTGCCGGCCGGCGCGCTGCTCGGCCGCCATGTACTGCGCGGGCTTCACGTCGCGCACGCGCTGGCGCGCCACGGTGGCATCGGCGAACTGGCGCGCCGCGCGCGTCAGCACCGAACGCTGCCCCAGCGCTTTCTGCAATGCGTTGATCTCGGTGGCGATGAATCGCGCGCGGGCATCGTTGTGCACCGCCTCGTCGGCCGCGCGGCTGATCGCCTGCATGTCCGACAGGTCGCCGTAACGCTCCAGCATGCGCTGGTCGGTCATGCGGTCAATCTTCGTCCTGGCCGGCTCTTCGTTCAACAGCGCGCGCACCAGCTCGTCGCCCGACTTGTAGCCGTAGCGCTCGGCCACGATGTCGGGATTCAGGCCGTCCTCGGACAGCATGCCGTACTGGCCGTAGCCCAGTTTGCTCCAGTCCAGCAGCGCATAGCGATCGCCTTCGCCCGCGTACAGGTCTTCCAGCGCGCTGATTTTCAGCTTGTGCGGTCCTTCCACCGGCTCATTCGTCACCGGGTCGACGCCGCGTTTCAGGAACGTGCGGGCCTGGTTCACGGGCTCGGCCATGACCTCGGCCTGCACCTCGGCGCGTACGGACTTGCGCCGGTCGGCCGCTTCCTTTTGCAGCTCGCGCACCGCGCGGCTCTTGGCGTTCGACAGCCACCGCATGTCACGAATCGACCGGCGCTCCAACTGCTCCACCGCGTCCTGCGTGGCCTCCAGGCCCAGGGACTGGTACTGGTTGAACTCTTCCGGCGTCATGCCAGCCGCTTCAGCGTCGTTGAACAGCGGCACATAGCCCTGCTGCGCCTCGGTTTCCTGGATCTGCTCGGTGGACGCCAGCATGCGGTCGAACACGCCGCGCACCTCGTCGGACAGTTCCACGTGCAGATTGGCCAGCGACCGGTACGTGGCCAGCAGCCACGCGCGGAAGCGCTGGAAAACGCCTTGCAGCTCGTTGGACGGCGCCTTGCCTTCCATCAAATAGGCTTCGAAGCCGCGGGCCAGCTGTTCGTGGTGCGGCCGCTGCGCTTCCAGGTCCATGGCACGCCAGGCGGCCAAGTCTTTCACGCCGAACCAATCCAGCAGCTTCTGCATGTCGTCGCGCACGGATGCCGGCGCGTCTGGTTGGCTCGCCATGTCGGCCATCACTTCCAGGTAGAAGTGCCCCGACTCGTGCAGGAACGTGGAGAGATCCGCGTTCTTCAGCAGGTTGATGGTGTTGGTGTCGACGTTGAACGAGCCGCGCTCGCCCTGGTGAACGATGTTTGGGTCGTTGGCGTCGAAGGTGCCGCGGTTGCCGATAGCGCTTTTTATCTGCTCCGGTGAGAACACAACGTAATCACCGCGCGCATCTATGATGCCATCATGGCCCGCGGCCTTCGCTTCCCGAATAACTTCCGCCTGCCTGGATACCGCATAGTCCACGTACAGCGGATTCTCCATGCGCAAATGCACCGGGTACAACGCTCCACGTGCGCCCGCTTCGTACGATGCCGGGTCAGCGGTAAAAGTCGCTTCGCGTGCGTAATGCGCCGCTTCGTCCGGCTGGTTGGTGAAGAAATAACCTTCACGCGCGCCCTCATCCCCTGTAGCCATACCAAGCAAAGCAGGATCGAAAGCAGTAAAGTCTGCCGCGGTACCGTGATACACCGTCAACGGCGCACCCCGCTCGTCCACCACTTTGCTGTCACCGAACCACTTTTTGAATTCCGGCGTTTCCGTCTGCCCGGCCTGGTTCAGCTGCCCGAAGCCCTCGGCCTGGATGTTCAGCGGATACCGGGCCGCCATTTCCTCGGGCGACAGGCCGATGCGCGCGCCCTGTACCGCGTAGAAATTCGCGGTCATGTTGGCGTACGCGCTGTTCACGTCGGGCGTGAACCGGCCGGCCTGGTTCAGCTGCTCCAGCACCTGGGCCTGCACGCGCTCGCGCGACTGCTTGAAAGCGTCATCGGGCGTGCGCTCGGCGAGCACGGCTTCGACCTCGGCGCGCAGCTGCTCACCCTGGTTCGCCATGTATTCCTGCGCTTCGGCCTGCGTCATGCCGGCCGGGTCGGTCTTCAGGTGCGGCAGCAGCGACTGCGACAGCTCGGTGCCCGCCACGCGGGCGGCGAATTCGTCCAACGGGATGCGCACGTCGCCGCCCAGCGCGATGGCCTCGGGCAGCTGCTGGGCGACCGACGGCGACGCCGCAGCCAGGGCCTGCAGGTCGACGCCAGACTGCGCCAGGTTCTGCGCGCTGATGTAGACGTCCTGCACCGGGCCGTCCTGCATGGCGTGCGCGACAAAATCCTGGAAGCTCTGCGCGTCGCGCGGGCGCACTTTGCTGGCGGCCGCGGCCTGGTCCATATCGGCCAGGGCCTGGCCGTCGGTGAGCGCAGCCTCGGCGGCGCGCTGGCGGCCGGTGAATCGGTCGCTGGCGACCTGGGCCGCCTTGCCCACGCCGGACGCGGCGCCGGCCGCCACAACGGTGGCCACCAGCGTCTGCACGGCCGCGTCGGGCCGCTCTGCCGCAAACTCGGACAAGCTCTTGCCTGGGTTCAGCACGGCCCACTCGTTGGCGTCCTGCAGCAGCGTCGCCAGCTGCTCGCCGGGGATCTCGGCCGCCAGCTGGCGCATGACGAAACGGCCCACCGGCGTGCCCACCTGCAGGTCGTGCAGGAAGCGGCCGACGGGCAGCTTTTCGGTGGCGTATTCGATGGCGGCCTGCGACGACGCGAAGGCCAGTGCGCCTACCGGGCTCACGCCCGCGTCGCGTGCCTGACCGTAGGACTGGCCGCCCTGCAGGGCTGACATGCCGCCCAGCGCAAACAGCGGGTTGCCGGTGGCGATTGCCAGCGGCAGGACAATGCCCATTTGCCCCAGCGACTGCAACCCGCTGTAGACGCCCGCCTCCACGTTCCCCGTGGACTGCGGCATCAGATCGCCCGCGGCCTTTTCCTCTGACTTGGCGGCGCCGGCCGCGCCCGCGGCGAAACGCCGCAGGGGGTTCTCCGGCAGGATCGTGCCCACGAGCGGATCCACCAGCGGCGCCACGTTCTCGGCGCCGGCCTGTGCCAGGCGCCATATGCTGCCCGCCGCCGCCGGCACGGCGGACGCCAGCGCGGAGGCGCCGTTGCCGATCGCCTTGGTGGTGCGCTCCACCAGGGTGAGATTGTCGGTGTCGTCGTGCGAAATCTTCGCGTTTTCCCGGTCGGCCAGATAGGCGGCCGTCGTCGGGAAGTCGCGCGCCAGCGCGTCGAAGTCGGTCCCCTGGATCGTCGCGGTGCGCTTCACCTCGTCCGGGTAGGCACGCACGGAATCGATCGGCACGCCAGTGCGCTGCGCAACCTGGCGCAGCTCGGCCTCCAGATCCGGGTTGCTGCCCAAGGACGAGGCGACCGATACGCGCGCGGCCATGGCCGGATCGCGCGGGATCGGATTGTTCAGGTCGTTCAGGTAGGCCGCGACCGCCGCGCCAGTATCCAGGTCTTCAGCTGCCATTGGCGAAATTCCGAGTGTTGTTCAGATACCACTGTGACCGGCTGGCCTGGGCGTTGTCCTGCGCCTGCAGCGCGCGCCAGTAGGCGCCGAGCACGTCAGCGTCCGACGGGTCGGCAATGCCTGCGGCCTTGAAGTCGTTCTTGATGCGGTCTTTCACCGGGCCGGGGATATCGCCCACCTTCATGGTCAGGCGCCGGCCGGTGCTATCCGGTAGCCATCCGTTATCAATCACAGTGGTCTTGGCGAATTGCCCATCGATGAAGCGCTCCACCTCGGCATCGGTCATCTGCTTGCCGGTGACGCGCTGCTGCGCCAGGATGCCGTCGTTGATCCATTTGCGAATCGCGCCTACACGGGCGGCATCGGTGCCGCCGTCCGTCGGTGTGGGGTCGATGCGCAGCGTTTGCAGCCGCGTGTTCAGCACCTGGTTGATGGCCGACGTGTTCAGCTTGTCGGCTGCGTCCGTAGCGGTGCCACGCTGCTTGGCAAAGGTCTGCCAGTCTGATTGCGACAACTCGCTGCGCAGCGCGTAGAACTCATCGTTGGACAGGCTGTTGAGGGTGTTCGGGTCGCTCAGGCGCTGATAGACAGCGGGGTTCGTGATGTCGTCGCCCTTGGCGATTCGCGAGCCGTAGGACAGCAGCTGGTCCACCTTGTCGGGCGGCACGTTCGCGCGCACGTCCAGCGGCAGATCGGACCAGCGCCCGCCATTCTGCTCCAGCGCCCGCATGGCGCCGGCCACCGATTCGTCCTCGCGCTGCTTGATGGCCTTGTTCATCAGCTCGTACTGCTGCGACAGCGCCTCGGTCGTAATCTTCAGGAGCCGCGGGTTGCCATCGCCGATCTGCGCGCGGGCCTGCTGCTGCAGCTCCAGCAGCGTCGGCTTCGGCGGCGCGCCGTCGCCCGCCGCATAGCGGCTCATGACGTTGCGCACGTACGGAATAGTTTCCTGCGGCTTCGGCAGGTACTGCATCCAGTTGGCCGAATCGCCGGCCTCCTTGGCTTTCGCCATGGCCTTGTCGACGTTGCCGGGGCCCGCGTTGTAGGCGGCCAGCGCGGTGGTCAGATTGCCGTTGTAGTTGCGCAACATGGCGGCCAGGTAATCGCGGCCCACGCGGGCGCGCTCTTCCGGGCTGTCATCGCGCGCGGGCGTGACGCCGTAGCCGGGATCCTGGTTGGTGGTGTCCAGCACCTGCATGCGGCCCTTGGCGCCGGCCGGCGACGTGACGAGCGAGCCGTCCGCATTGAAGTCGCGGTTGCCGCTTTCGTCCTGCGCCACTGCGCCTACCAGGCCGCCCGGCGCGGGGCCGGCCAGACTCGACAGGCGATCCAGCGGGCCGGGCTGCAACCGCGGGCTCGCACCGCCGATGATCTTGTTGGCCACCGCCGTGCCCAGCTGCGTGTCGGCCTGCTTGGTCAGCACGTCGGACGCGCGCAGCAGATCGTCCGGCGCCATCTTGTCGGAATAGCGGCGCAGGTAGCTCACCGCTGCGCCGAAGTCGTCAGACTGCATGGCGCCGGTGATGGCGCCCATCACGGCCTTGCTGGTCTGCTGGCGAGAGAACGATATGGCCTCTTCGGCGGACTTGCCCTGCATGCGCGCCAGGTCGATGGCGCTGGCGTCGATCGACTTCAGCGCATCATCCACCTTGGCCGGGTCGTTGTAGAAGCGCGTGGCGGTGTCGATCTGGTTGTTGATCGTGCCCTGGCGCACGGACATGCCGTATTCGTTTTGCTGGTCCGCCAGCCACTTCATCGTCTGCCCACGGAACTGGGTGACGATGTTGTTGGATTGCAACTTGAATAGGCGTTGCTGCTCGGCGTTGCCCAGCGTGCCGGCGATGCTGTCGATGTCGCCCTGCAGCTTGCCGGTATATTCGTCCGGCAGGGCCTGACCGTTCGGCCGGTTCAGCGCCGCCTGTCCCTTCAAGGACAGATATCCCTGGTTCGGGTCGAACGTGTAGTTCAGGACTTTCTCGCGCGCCTGATTCAGCGCGTCGTCCACGCGCAGCTGGTCGGCCCGCTGGTTGGCGATACGCTGTTGCGCCACCATCGTGTCGCCCAGCCCGCTGAGCGCGGCGCCTGCCTGCTGCTCCTGCGCCGCACCGACGCCGAACAGCGCGCCGGACGCAACCGAACTCTGCCGTGCGCCGGGCAGCGGGGTATCGGCAACCTGCGGCGTTTGGTAGATAGGTACGCGCGGCATCAGCTCGCCCCCATGCCGCTGGCGCCGTAGTACCTGGCGGCGCTGGTCAGCAGCGACGTGCCGGCGGCGTTCGACGGGCTAATCTTGTCGGCATTCGTGGCCAGCAGCCCGGAATTGTCGACGTAGTTCTGCCCCTGCGTGCGGTACCCCCACGCCTGCCGTGCGGCATTATCCCGGATCGTGAGCGCGTCTTGCTCGCCCATGTAGTCGGTGCCGGCCAGGATATCCAGCGCGGACCCCCCGCCCAGGGACACGCCGTTGGCCGCGAGCGCGGCGCGCTGCGTGCCTTTGAGCTGGGCGGTTTGCTGGCGGGATTTCGCCTCGGCGTCGACGCCTTGCTGCTCGGCGTCCTCGGCCTGCCATTCCGCATACTGCGCGTTGTTGGCGGAAACCTGGGCCTGGTAGCCAAGGGCGTCTTTCTGGGCCTGCGCCTGGTCGGCGGCACCCTTTGCCGAAACTACAGCCCCGGCGGCGGCGATAACAAGAGGCCAGCACATGGCGGTCGGATCCTGGACATGGAGAATCGATAGAAGAGTTCCCCATTCACCCCGACCGGCAGGGGCTCGTCCGCCACCGTGTAGCCCATGGCCTTCAGCCAGCGGATGCTTACGGTGTTTCGGACGTCCACGTAGTTCACCAGAGTGTGGTAAATAGACAACCCGAAAGCAGAGTAATGGCGGCCCAATCGAGTAAGCGCACGCGGTGCGCGATAGAACGCCGAGGTGCCGGACATCCACGGGATGCCCACCTCTGGATCCCTCGGCGCGCGCGTCACGCCGATCAAGGCCGCCAGGTCGCCGTCCACAGTGACGCACCACCGATGCGGCGCCGATGCGATCGATTCCTTGATGGCCTCCAGCAGATCGCCGCGGCAGGACGCCTGCAATTCGATGAGGTCCGCCGGCCGGATGTCGGCCAGCAGCGCCTCGGCGTCGCCTTCCTGGATATCTCGCACTTCGACGTTAGCCGCCAATTGCCGCCTCCGAGCACATAGATACGACAGTCACCGGCAGCGGACGGGCCTGGCGCACGCACAGTTGCCCGTCCGTGCTCCAGTTGTTTCTCACAGGTATCTCGATCTCGCCAGAAATCAGTCGCGGCGGCGTGCCCATCGGCTCGTTTGTGCGCTGTTTGAACTCGACAAGGCTCTCGAAATCCGGCCCGGCCTGGATCGCCGACGATTCGCGCACGCGTGCAAACACCTTGTTGATGTTCTTCGGCCGGCCGGCGCCGAAGGCCTGGGCCTGTTCCACAGCGAACGGCAGCGTTTGCAGGTCCGCCGTAATCGGCAACCCGATATGCACGGTGCTGGCGGAATGCTCCAGCTCCACCACACCGCCAGTGACCACGCGCGGCGCCATCACGGCGCCGTCGGCGAGTATGGCAACCGTCAGCCCTTCAAGGTGGTGCAGCCCCGTCACGCCGCCCACGGGCGCGCCCTGGTAGGTCAGGCCGCAGTCCACAAAGAACGCATCCGCCAGCTGCTGGAATCGCCGCGTGTGCAGCCGTTCGACATAGCGCACCGTGCGGCCCTGCACCGTGCGGCGCACGATGACGTACAGCGATTCTTCCCGGCCTTCGTTGATCGTGGTGCAGGATTCAAAAAAGCCGCCCACGGTATCGTGCTGGTGCCAGCCCACCACTTTCTGGTCGGGCACATAGGTGGTACCCAGCAGCGTGCCGTCGGCGCGCACGCTCCACACGATCGGCACCGGCGCGCGCATGAATGCCATGTCGGAGATCGAATAATCCTCCAGCAGGTGCGTGGCCAGGATGGATATGTCGCTCGGCACGTAGCCGCCCGCGTCGTTGTTGTAGACGACTTCCTGCAGGTGGCCGTCGCGGTTGGCCGAAAAGATGAGCCGGTTGTTCGCCACGACCGGCTGCACGTTGCTGGATCCGGTATAGCTCTGTGGCTTCACTGCCACGGACGTGGGGGTGAGCACGTCGGTGCCGGCCGTCGTCAGCCGCCATTCGGCGTCGCTGGTCAGCATCATCATATCGGCCAGCGGCACCAAGTGGCGCATCACGTTGACCTGTGACGCCGCCACGCGCAGCACGATGGCATCGTCATCGCGCGACGGAATCGAGGACGACATATTGCTTTCGGTGCCGGTGCGCGTGAGCCACACCGTTTGCGGTCGGTTCAGCGTGCCGGCGAAGACGCGGCGCTGCTGGATGTAGCCCACGGCGCTGGGGTAATTGCCGGTGCTGGTGAACGGGTCGTTGTTCTCCGGCGGCGTCTTTGTGACGTCCTCGTCGATGTTGTCGTCCCGGAAAAACCCATCGGTGCCGGGCGTCTGCCCGACGTACCCGAAGATGTTGGAATCGCTCGCCTTGTAGACGTTGTGGCGCACGGCGCCCGGCACGGCCGTCCACGTCAGGTCGTTGTGCGCGCCGTTCAGCGTCAGGTCGTTGGTGCAGGTGGCGACGTTAGAGGCGATGGATTCCTCCAGCGTGTTCGGCGCCACGGCCGTGACGACGTAGCTGAAGTTCTGGTTGTTGGCCGTGCCGGAGCCGGCGAAGGCGTTGGCCACCAGGTCGGTCGGGCCGGGCAGCGTGGGGCCGAACGCGATCGTGCTCAGCGTCCAGGACGTGGCGCCCAGGCGGCGCAGCTCGCGCGGCGCATACGACGGATGCACGATGGTCAGCACGTCGCCGGACTGAACGTAGTGCAGGTCCTCCAGATCCGCCTCCAGGTACGGCGTGCCGATCTCGTAGACGCGCAGCGCAGCGCCACCCGCCACGTAGGGCGGCATGCCGGTGGTGTCCATGCCGTTGCCGTTGAGCTGGAACAGCGAGAAAGTGTTCGACGTAACATTGCCGATGAAGAACTTCCGCCCATTCAGCGCAACCTGTCCTGCGATGCCCGTGATGTACACGGTATCACCCTGGCTGTAGCCGTGCGCGGGCGCCGTCACGACGGCAGGCAGCGCGTTCGACACGTTGGTAATGGTCTTCGGCGCCTCCAGCAGCGTGCTGCCCTGGGTGTGGAACCGCACGTACTGATCGCCGAACTCCATGGCGAAGGTTTGTTCGGTGTTGAACGCGAAGCGCAGCAGCCGCGACCGCTTGCTGCTGTCCTTCGTTTCCGCCACGAATTCAGTGCCTGGCCGGTTCTGCGCCGGGCCATGCGGCAGCGTCCAGAAGTTGCGGCACAATGCCAGGCCGGTCTGGAAGTTGGCCAGGTCCATGCGGGAGAACAGTTCCGGGCTGATCTCCCCGCCGGCAAAGCTGCGCGCAATCCCTCGTACGTTCGGCATCAGTAGCCCCCGCGCGCCGCGATCCAGTCCGGGCGATGGTCTTTGTATCCGGTGTCCACCTTGCGGCCGCGCATGTCGGCCACGCGAGCGTTCGCAATCTGCGATTGGTAGACGCCCAGGCACTCGCGCGCCTTGGTGGCGCCAGCGTCGCCCTTGATGATCGGGCCGGCCAGGTAGGACGCCAGCAGCCACGCCAGCGCGTCCAGGAACAGCGGCGTGAACTTGGTCGGATCGTCGACAACACGCGTGTACTTCAGGATGGCGCTGGGCGTGTCGCAGATGATGAGCTTCGACCCGTTGGCCGCCACCTCGGTATCGAAGTAGTCGCCGTTCGCGTCGTCCGCACCTGGCGTAAGCACCGCCGTGGGCTGCAGGCAATCGGCCGGCATGGCGTAGGCGTAGCGGCCGACATAGGGGTTGCCGTCGTCGCCCGGCGCCATGACCACGGCGAGATACACCCGGCGCACGGCGAAGCTCCACGGAAACCCCTGGTCCTGCAATGCGACATCGCGCGCCACCGGGTAGAAGCGCGCGATATGGTCCGCGTAGGCGCTACCTTCCGGGGGGTTGATTGACGACACCTCCGCGGCTTCGCCGAGGTGCCCCAGCGCGAGATTGCCAATGTCGATTACGGATGCCATGGGATCGTCCTGTGAAAACGGGGGCCGCGGCCCCCGTTTCGTTCACCACGTCGAGCGATTACGCCAGGTCTTCGGCTTTCTTGCCGTCGCCCTTGTCATCGGGCTTGGGCTTGGCCTGCTTGGGCTCTTTGATCGGCTTGCCGTCGACCCGTTCGAACCAGGTGGCCGGGCCGGTGTCGTCCGGCACTTCGAACTCGTCGCCGGGCTCGCGGATCTGGTCGAGGTAACCGCGGGCGGTTGCACGTACTTTCATGATGGGTTCTCCTTACGCGACCACGAAGCCGCTGGGGTACGCGTTGTTGGCCTGAACATCCAGGGCCATGTACGCGTCGACGGTGCCGGCCGTGACCGAGGCGCCCGCGATGCGATACACCAGACGGATGTAGCGCTCCAGGCCGATCGGCAGACGGGCGCGCACGATGGCGGTGTTGGCCGTCAGCGCGGCCGGCGCCAGCGCGCCGGACAGCGGGAACTCCCGCGGCGACGAGAAAGCACTGTTGTCGTCCGTTTGCAGGACGACCTGCACCGTGGCGCCGGAGCCCACCACCGCCGTGCCGATACGGGCGTAGACGAACAGCGGTTCGCCGATGCCGATATCCGCCGACGAGCCGGTGTCGTAGATGTTGGTGGACACCACGTCACCGGTCGCCGAAATCAGCGACTGGCCCAGGGAGAAAGTTTCTTGGGTATCGAGAATCATGGCGGCCTCCTTAGACCACGCGGGCTTCAGTGTTCAGCAGCTGATCCACGGTGCGGATCGGCACGCCCAGGAACTTGACCACGCCATTCTTCACGCTGCCCGGGGACACCGTGCCGAACTGGTTGGTGGCCTCTTCGACCGTCAGCACGGAGTTGTTCTTGTCCTGCGCCGCGATCGCCAGGTATTCCTTGACGGTGCGGTTGGCGTAGAACACAGCGTTGCCCATGCCCATCTGCGGGATGCGGAAGAACGCGCGCGTCATCATCTTGATGATGGTCGTGGCGGCCGTCGCGGCCTGCGTGCCGGTTTGGCCGGCCAGGTCGGACACGTCGATGTTGGCGATGCGCACGACATAGCGCCAGTCGCGCACGGTCAGGCCGCATTTCCACTTCCACAGGTCGGCCAGCGCGCGGTACCGGTTGTTGTTCTCGTCGAACGCGTCGATTTCGCCCAGATCCTGGTGCTGCAGGCCAGCCTGCGAGCCCTTCGGCACGATGCCGTGCACGGTGTTGTCGCCCCACACCACCAGCCAGATGGAGGTGTTGTCCGTGCCCGTGCCGCCGGCGTCCAGGATGTTGGCGCCGCTGCCCGCCGTCAGGGACGAGTAGCGCGGCGCCAGGCCGGTGATCCGCTCGGGGTTGACCGATTGGTCGCCGTAGAACAGCGCCAGCGCCATGGCCTGGTTCATGCCTTCGATTTCGCCCTGGGCTTCGTCCAGGCGGAACTGCGCGGCGTCGCCGTTCAGGTTCACCAGATCGACGTCGACCTCGTTGCGAGCTTCCAGCATGCCGCAGGTGTCATCGACCTGGGCGCGCGTGGACTTGCTGGGCGGCACGCCCTGGTACAGCTTGCGCCACGTCGGCGTGGGGATGCCGGTGCGCACGGTCGTGCGGTGGCCGGTCGGCAGGTTGCCTTCCTTCCAGCGCATGTCCTGAAGAACTTCGTTGGACTGGCCCAGCAGGTCGATGACAGCCGCGGTGGACCCGTCGGGGTTCCGGGTGTTCTTCCAGTCGGCCAGGGTGATCGCGCCGGTCTTCGGTTGGGTGGCCATGTTGGTGGCTCCTTATTTCGGGGTGGACTTGCCGTAAAGGGCGGTAGCAGCGTCGACCTTGCCGGCCGTGGCGGGCTGACCGCCCTGCACTGCCGTGTCTTCGCTGATGGCTTTGCCCGCGCGGTACATCAGCCGGATCATTTCCGGGTGATTTCCCAGGCCGGTTTCGACCAGGAATTTCTTCAGCTCGGGAGTGCCGTGCGCATCCAGGAACGTCTTGGCGACGGCCAGATTCTCGGCCAGCTTGTCGCCGCCGAATTCCTTGTCCGCCTTCGACGCGTCGGTCCACTCAGCGTTGCGCGCCTCCATGGCCTCTCGCATCTTGGATTCGAACTTCTGGGCTTGCTTGACGCCCAGGTCCGAAACCAGCTTCTGCGCGGCTTCCTGGCTGAGGTTGTGTTCCTTGGCATACGCCTTGATCGCGTCGCTGTCCTCGGCATCGAGAGAGATCCCCTCGGGCAGCTCGAAATCGGCGTAGGTTTCCGGTGCGCCGGTCGGCTTGCCGCCGGCCTCGCCGCCTTCCTTCCCTTGCTTCTGGTCGCCATCGGCTTGCGCCGCGGGCTGTTCTCCCGCCTTTCCGGTTTGGGTGGTGTCCTGCCCGGTCTGCGTGGAATCCTGTTGTGTCGACGCGGCCGCGGCAGCCTGATCGGTCGCGCCTTGCGCGGGGGCGGCTGCGGTGTCGGTCGTGGTCGTCGTGCTGGCGTCGCTCATTGCGTCGTTTCCTTGGCTTCCCGGACTTCCCGCACCATTTGCAGGTATGCCTCGGGGCAGTGCTCGTGTATCGCGGTCAAGAACATGCACCCGAAATTGCGCATGCCCTCGTTGAAATAGATCCGGGACGACGGCTCGAAGATCGGTTGAAACACCCGCGCCTGCGCCAGCCACCCCCACATGAGCCGCCGGCCGCGCTTGTCGCCCATCAACCACAGGAAGTCGTCGCGCGCCTGCTTGGCGAGTCGTTCGGCTTCCTGGGCCTCGGCGGCGCGCTGGTCTTCCAGCGGCGCGGTGTTCAGCGGATCGTGTTCAGTGCTCATGGCTCGCCAATCTATCGGCAGGTCCAGGGGGTAAGCGCACCTAGGCGTCGCCGTACAACGACGCGGCCGGGCCCGGGCCTTCGCCGCCCAGGTCCAGCTGCGTGATTTGCAGGTTCACGCACATTTCGCTGCCCGATTGGTTCTCGTACTGGCTGGTGGTCGACACCTCGGCCACGGCCATCAGGTGCATCGTCTCGCCCACCTTCGGCAGCTGCGTGATACCCAGCTTTTTCAGCGTCACCGCATCCAGGCTCAGCGACAGGCCATAGGGGTACTTGGGCCCGTCGTCGCTGTCGTCGCCCATCAGGCAGCTGTTCTCTTTCTTCGCCTCATCGGGCGAGAGGGCCATATCGGTCATTGCCATGGTTCAGGCTCCTTGCGGGGCTGAGTAGCCCAGGAAGTTCTGGAGGATGTCGCCCAGCGCGTTGCTGTTGGCGCCCGTGGGCGCATTGCCCAGCTTGTTGGCGGTTTCGGCCATCTGCTGCGCCTGCTCGGCGGCAGCCATCTGCTGTTGCTGCTGCGCGCGCTGCTGACGCACGATGGCGACTTGCTCGTTGCCCACGATCAGCGACGGATCCACGCCGAGCGAATCGGCGTAGTTGTCGACCCAGGCGTCGGGGTCGAACTTGTCCAGCACCTCGGGCTTGATCTGTGCGACTGCGCCCAGGTTGGACACGAAACGGTCGGTGGCATTGGTGCTCACCGCGCGCTGGGCCTGGGCCAGGATCGACACGAATTCGATGTCCAGATCCTTGCCTTGCAGCTCGGGCGGCGGGGGCGGCAGCAGGCCGCCGGTAATCATGCGTTGGAAGGTGACCTCCACCAGCGGGGTCAGCAGCTCCTTGTGCAGCCGCTCCAGCACAGGGCCCAGCATGGTGAGCTTTTCCTCGTGCCGCTCGGCCACCTCGGTGGCGGTCATCTGCGGGTTATCCGCCTGCGACAGCATCAGGAACAGATCCGTGAAGAACGAGGACCGGATGCGCTGGCGCACGTCCTGGATGTCCTCGATCAGGTATCGCGGATCGAGCTGCACCTGGAACGCCGGCCGGATGCCCGCGTTGGGGTTGGCCATGTCCACGTACGACACGCCGCCGGGCAGCAGGTCGGATTCATGGCCCTTCAACGTGACCGGTGCCTGCAGGGGCGGCTTGGTCATGTAGTCGATGGCCTGGGCCTTGCGTTTCTGCTCGTGCTGCAAGGACAGCGCATCGCCCAGCGCCATCATGCCCGGGCCGATACCCCAGGTGTCGCCAGGCTTGACGATCCACCGCGGCACGACGGCTGGAAATTCCTTGAAGCCGCCTTCGCGCAGGTAGTTGTCGCCGTTCTCGGCGGCCCACTCGAAATAGACCGACTTCCACGCCATGTTGCGCGCGTCGCGCTTGGACGGGTCGCGGTCGCTGCGCGGCTCGACCACATGCATGACGCCGACATAGGCGTCCAGCGTGCCATTGTCGTACTGGCTCTGCACGGACGAACTGCACTTGCTGTATCCGAACTCGGACACCAGCGCCGCCACGGTCATCTGCAGCTGGCGGTAGATCGTGACCACCTCGCCGCGGGCGTCCTTCGCGATGCGGTACTCCCCAATCGTCATGGGGTACAGGCGCGTCACGTCCTTGAAATCGTCCATGATGAGCGCCGCGCCCGTACCGTAGGCGCCGAGCTCGTCGTACATCGCGTGCAGCACCTGGTACGTGTTGCTGCGCCGGAACACGTTCAGCATGCGGCTGGTGACGTCCGAGCACCAGAGCTTCACGGGCTGGTATTTCATCAGCTCAGGGTCGGGCGTGGCCAGCCGGATCCACGGCCGCGCGGGGCTCGTGGCGCCCGACATGAGGCCCGCGCCGAGCGTGCCGTTGGCCGCCAGCGCGGTGTTGTCGATGATCCGGTTAAAGCGCGGCGGCGTCGTGGTCGTGGCCGGCGTGTCGCCCAGCAGAAAGCGGCCCGTCTGCGGGCTCACCACGCTGCTGATGTCGCAGAACATCGCACGCCAAGGCGAGAATTCCGTGTTCAGCGCTTCCCAGCGCTTGCGGTAATCCACCTTGGTGGTTTGCTCGGCCATGGCGTGTCAGCTTCCCAGCAAGGTGTTTTTGCCCAGCTGCAGCGCGTTCGGGTCAACGCCCGTCGGCCCGGTCAGCAGCGTGCTGGGTGTGCCGCCCTGCGTGTTCTCGGTGGCCGAGTTCGCGTCACGGAACTGCGCCGCGGTCGGCGCCTTGGACTTCTGCGGGGGCGGCGTGGGGGCCGTGGGCGCAGGCGTGGCGGGTTGGCTGCTGTCCTTGGTGAACAGGTGGCCGGGGTCTATCGCGTTGCTCAGGGTGTCGCCCAGGTTTACGCCGCACATAGCGATCTGCCTTTAATCTCGTGATTGCAGCGGATCGTATTCACGGCGGGCGGCGGTAAGCGCACCTGGGCGCACCAGGTCGCTGCGGCGCGGGGTGTCCATGCGGGCAAGCAGGTAGGCGCTGGCCCAGTCGGGCGACCGACCAATGCGCTTGATGATGTCCTCGCGGCTTTCGACGTAGATCGTGCTGCTTTGCAGCCGCCACACGGGCGCGGCCAGATCGACCAGCAGCTGGCGGTCAGGCGGCAGCGCAATGCCTGTGTCGTTGGCCGGGTCCAGGTCTTCGCGCATCCCCCACCACAGCTGGGACCGGATATTGGCGAATCCCAGCTTGCCGGACTTGTCGCGCGCGGTGGCCTGCTCGGCCACGTTCACCCCGATAATCTGCTGGTTCGCATGCCGCAGGAAGTCGTACGGTGACGCCCCCACGCCGATGACATCGATGTGGATGGGCGCGGCATCACGCAGGGCGGCGATGACCACGCCGGCCACGGCCGGGCCGTCTGGCGTCGCCTTCCCCTCGTACACCAGCGGCTCGTCGTACCAGTTGCCATGGCGCCGTGCCAGGATGGTGTTGTCGCGCCCGCCGCGCGCCACGTCCACGCCCAGGCTGTCCATGCGGGGTTTCGGGCTACGCTGCTTCCAGCGGGCTTGCGCGGCCTCGATCCAGGCCGTGGGGATGACCTGCATGGCATCGTCCTCCATGCCGGCCTGGAAGTCGCCATGCAGCATTTGCGAGCGCAGCGGCTCGGGCAAGGATTGCAGGGTGGCCATGTATCCGGTCCCCATCAGGTACGGGTTATCGCTCACCCGTGACGGGATGAACGTGCGCGACAGCGGCGTGATCGTGTCGCCGCCGTGCTGGAATGGCGTGCCGTCGGCCACCTCCACGTCCTTGCCGTCGATCGTGGCGAACCAGCGCAGCTCGCCGGGCTTGGCCGGATTCGGGTGCTTCGGGTCCAGCCAGGGGGCGAAGAAATCGACGATCCAGCGGCCTTCCGCATTGGTCGGTGGGTTGAAGGTGAGCAGCGCCTGGCACCGCTGGTTTGGGTCGACCGATCGCAGCCAGCCCAGGAGCGCGCGCACCTGCGATTCCAGGAAGTTGGCCGCCTCGTCGAACACCAGCAGGTCGTGCGGCCGGCCCTGGTACTTGTTCCAGTCGTCGGGGTTGGGCGTCGATCCGAACTCGATCTGTCGGCCCGTCAGGCGCCATATGCGCTCGGCGCCGTTGTAGCCGTCGCGTCCGCCCAGCAGCTCCGTGAAGCGGTCCACAATGCCCGTCAGCTGCGTAGCTTCGCGCCGCAGAACCAGGACTTTCTGGTGCTGGGTCAGCGACTTGCCACACGCCAGATCGGTCTTGCCGCCCCCCGCCGCCCCGCCGTACCCGATGATGGTTGCGGTGCTGGTGTAGGCCATCGTCTGCGGCCCGGGTAGCGGATACCACACCTGGGTAGGCAGCAGCGACAAGATGCGATTCACCTCGGCACGCTCAGCGGGCGTGAGGTACGGCAGGATCTGCTGAATCTCCGCGGCGTTCATAGGTCATTCATCGCCGCGAAAGCGAGCCCCGCAACCCACACTCCGAATGCCAAGAATGGCTGGTGCACACCAAGCAGTAAAAGGCCGCCCAGGAACGCATAACCACTCATGCCAGGTCGTCGAACGAATCTTCGTCGCTCGCGGCTTCGAGCCGCGCCTGCCCCGCGGCCAGGATGGCGGCCAAGCGGCCCGCGGCCTGTGCGTCGTTCATTTCCACCGGCCCGCCGTTGGCGCCGGTGAGCTCCATGGCGGTCTTTTCGCGGTACTTCGGATCGCGGGCCTTGAGCAGGAAAATCAGCAGCGTGTCGCTGTACTTGCGCACCGTGCCGCAGTTGATGCCCTGGTAGAACACAGGCTCGTCGACACCTTCCTCGGCGCGGCGGCGGGCCTCGTCCTCAAGACCGAGCGTGGCGATGCGCATCGCCTTTTCCCACTCCTTGGCGAAGACGTCATCGCTTTCGCGCCACTCGTACACCGTGCTGCGGCTCGCGCCTATCGCGGCGGCCGAGCGCGTGACGTTGCCTGTCTCGGCAAGCGTCACGAGAAAGGCGAATTCTTTTTCAGGTGTCCGAATTACGTTCATGCCCGCCATGTTGCGGCGGGGTCAAGCCGGTAAGCGCACTTAGCCGATGGCCCGGTACGCCACAGGGGTGGTGACGCGCTTGCGGTAGTTCACGATGTCGCGGGCATGGCGCCGGCTCACCTCAAACTTTTCGGCCAGCTGGTCATAGGTCCAGCCATCCACCTCGCGAAGCTGCCGCATCAGCTCCACCTCGGCATCGGTCAGCGTGGCCCGCTGGTGGTCCTCGCCCACCCGCAAACCGCGTTCATCGACCCCCACAATTCGCTGCGTCATGTGCGCCGCTCCTATAAACTCGCAAATATTGCGAATTCGTTATTTCTTGCATGTTCCACGGGTGAGAGGGGGTGAGAGCCCCTAGACCCCCTCTCAACCTATTCAGCCTATATACCCTCTCTTATTTATTCTCTATACGCGGAATATATTGAGATGCCTACTCAGGTAACTCAAGGGCTCTCAAAAATCGAGTAACGCGTCGGCCAGATATGATTCCTGCACGCGAATCCCCGCATAATGCGGTTTTTGGCGACCATCTACCCGATTGCGCACTTTTTGCAACCCGCGAAAAGCTGCACGTAGGTTTTTGGCGAATAGGTCTTTGCCCCACATAGACGTGCGGCCGCGATCCGCGCACCACGTGGTCCAAGCCGCATACAGGTCATCGAGTGAGCTGATGAGCCCTGGACCCATCTCGCAAGCCTCCGATACGAACGCCGATATCGGGCTGCTGAGCGCCGCCATCTCCTCCATGTCTTCCATCCCGGCCGCCGGCTGAATGAAATGCCCGCGCGCGCGAAGCCGGTCCAGGCCGTCCAACGCCCACCGAAGGATGCCGGGCAGTTCCTTCTGAAGCCTGGCGCCCAGGCCCAGGTCTTCGCGGCCGTAGAACGATTCCCGCATCTCCAGCGTGATGAAGCGCCCCGCCAGCGCCCCGCTGGCGTCCCCCAGCTGGGGTGTCTCGTTCGTCAGGAAGACGAATCGGGCCGACAGCTTCCCGCTCCAGGCGTCGCGGTTCTTTCGGTCCACCGTGATGTCGTCCTCGCCAGACACCATGAGCAGTTTCTCAACCACCGCCTGGGTGTTCGAATGGGCGCCCACCCGGGCGTCCGGTACCAGCGCCACCAGCTTGTCGATCAACGGCTGCATGCCAAAGTTCGACGTCAGGCTGGTAAGGGTCGGGCTGACCAGATTGCCGCGTCCCACCAGGGATCCCAGTACGCGCCCGATGGTGCCTTTGCCCGACCGCTTAGGGCCGATGATAAGGAACATCTTCTGCTGGCTGGTATCGGCGGTCAGGAGGTAGCCGAACATCTCCTGCAGTGTCTGCCGGCTTTCATCGTCGCCGGGGAATACCTGATCGAGGAACTTCAACCACTCCACAGGCTCGATATCCTCGTCCCAGCCATACGGCAACGCGTTCAGTGTGAAATAGCTCGACGTCGGGGGTAGCAGTCGCCGGCTTTCGATGTGCAGGATGCCGTTGGCCATGCTGATGAGGTCGGCCGCCGGCGCGCCAGTGAAACCCGGCAACCAGCATGGCGCCCTCAGGTTTCGCCCCCTCGCGGCAGAACGCAACGCGTCCAGCGTGGCGTCGATTTGCGAGGGTGACGGCATGTACGACACTATCTCACCGTCCTTGCCATGTTTCTTCGCTGCGCTCAGCCACTGCCACATGTCGGCGCGCAGGTCTTCCGCGGGCAGCTCAGCCCAATGACTTCCAACGTGGTAATACCAAAGGCCCCCGCAGCGCATGAGGGTCGCGCCATCATCACCTTGGTATTGGGTATCCAGGAACTTGACCGCCGTTGTCAGGTGGTCCTTCGCGTCCAGCACGATGTCGTCCTTGTGCTTGGCCGCTATCGCACGCCGGCGCACGCCGCGCAGAGTCAGCGGCGCGCGGTTGCCCAGGCGCCCGAAGCTATCCCACTTACCTTCCAGGTGCACACGCCCCTCGGTGGGATAATCATTGCCGGTCGCGCTCCACTCGTCCCATAGCTCCAGCCCGCGTATATCGCCCGCGGTCTCATGATGCAGGGCCATACCGACCTTCAGCCATTCCTCATAGCTGGTGTTCACCTCGGTGAGCGCCAGCCACCCGCGGATCTCGTCGTCGCTCGCGTTCAGCGGCGGGCTGTAGGTCATGAGCGGGTCGTCGTCCAACGCGGCGCCCTTGGCCGCCCACTTGGTCGACGTGCCGGGGAAACGCTGCGCGAATAGCTCCAGCACTTCCGGGGTCAGGTCTTCGATCTTGTCGTGATTGCCCACCATGTCGCAAATAGGCAACACGTTCCCGGTGAACGTGAGAAAGCCACTACCGCAGAATGTCTCGAAGCCGAACACATCTTCGGTCGCCCTGCTCTTCTTGTCCGCGATGGCGCCGCGCATGAACGCATGAACGCCGCGCCCGGATGGGGACCACTCCGCGTACGTGCCCATTACCAGCGCCTCCACCTCGGGCAGAAGATTGCCGTCAGCGTCCACCGCGTTGTCGAAGTCCAGGCCCACCAACCCCCAATCAGGCAGCATGATGAATCCCAGACCCTCCCAGCCCCCGGCGTCGAACGCCGCAAGCGCCGCGTCAAACGTGGCCAGCCGGCTGCGGTCCTCGGCACTGCCCTGCACCCCCTGGCGGATCCGCCCACCCACGTAATAGGGCACTTTGCGCGGCTTCTTATCGCCCGGGGTCGAAACGTACTTCCATAGAAGCCAGCCGCGGATATCGCGAAGAGGTTGCGGTGCCTTCATGCGTCACCCGTGAGGATAGAAACATCATGCTCCAACCCCAAACGCAGCTCTTTCAAGTCTTGCCACGCGCGGTAGTGTTTGTCGCATGCCACCCTGGACGCATGAGCTTCCGCGAAATCAAACACTGCCTTCGCAGCCGCCTCCGCATCGATCAAACAAGCAAGCCCTTGGCGCAGTTCGGTGACATCCGTCGCGCTCCCAGGGGTGATGTTCCAGTTGCTGATATACAACATTATTATTTGCTCCAAGGCAATTCGTTAGCACACATCGCGGCGCACGCGCGCCAGGATCGGCCCCAGCGCGTCGACCAGGGTTTGCTTTTCGTTATCGGTCATGCAGTAGCCCACTCCGTCGGCAGGTTCGTCCTGATACGCGTAGTGGTGTGCCGCCGCGCGAACGCCATTGCGCGCCGCGCCTTGCGCCGGCCGGCATGCTTCGCCCGCGGTGCGGACACGGTGTAGACGCGCGGCCATGCCGCCACACGGTGCATAAGCAGCTCGTGCTCGGCAAGCCATATGCGGTCCAGGTCCGCGCCCAACTGGCGCAGCATGGCGCACTGCCACGCCTGCACATCGATAAACCGGGCCTCATCCATCCAGCACAGGTCATGCTCGGTCATTGTGGTTTTCATCGCAGCCGCCCCAAAAATTCCACATCTTCACTTCCGCAACCAACCGCCCAAGCCGCAGCCGCAGGTAGTCCGAATAGGCACGCTCGGGGCCGTACATATCGGCGCTGGCCCACGCACAGAAGCCGTTACCCTCACACCGCCAGTACCGGGTACCGTTGAAACGGATGAGCTTGATGTGGGGTTTGGTATCGCCGACAATCATCGCGCCACCCATCGGGCATACGCTTCCATGAACCGCGACGCGACCAGCTGCACGGTGTAGGCTTCCCATTCCTTGCCGGGCTCTTTTTCGTTCATCCACCGGCGGCATTCCTGCATAACGTGCACAGCCTCGTGGCACATCAATGCGGCGATGTCGATGCCATCCGAACCGCTCGAAGCCGCGCCAGCAGCATCCAGGACCATGATCGCCAACGTATCGCCGTCGGAAACTTCGAAGAAATGGACCGCCGCGGCAGCGCCCCCGGTCCAATGCTCCGGCGCTTCCTCAACACGAAGGCGCCTGAGTTCGGCCAGATACGTCCGCTCGTCGAAGCACGCGCCGACCGACAAAGGCGTGGGCAGCAACTCGGTGTAATCGATCATTGCGACACCCGCGCGGTATCGAGCCATCCCATGGGCAGGGACAGCTTCGTTTCGATGGCGCGGGCCGTGCGCTCGCCGATGTCACGGCTGGGATTCTTCCCGATGAGCTGCGACAGAAAGGACCGGCTGTAGCGCAGCTTGTCGGCCAGATTGTGGGGACCGTCGTACTTGGCGGCCAGTAGCCGCAGGTTGGCGCGGCGCGCCTCGTGCACCACCGCCATGGGATTGTTGGACATGATTCATTAGCTCCTGGGCTCAATTTGCTAATGAAGTTTAGCAACTAGTCCAGGTAGACCACAATGCCAGTTAACGTATTGCTTATCTTTCGCGGCTGGGTTACTTTCGCTGCTTAGCAAAATTCACCCTATCGTTAACCCTAGTAAAACCTTGAGGACGAAATGGCGAAGACCCCCGATATACAGGCGCAGCGCCGCGCCAATCTGAAAAGCCTGGTGACGCAGCGCGGCGACCTTGCATCATTGGCGAAGGCCATGGGGCTCGCGGCGTCCTCCTACCTTTCCCAGATGGCCGGCGGCCACCGCACCATCAGCGACGACACGGCGCGCGCTATCGAACGCGCGGCGGGAAAGCCCGTCCGCTGGCTTGATGAGGACCACACGGCGCGTAAGCCCGCGCGCCAAGTTGCCAATGACACGAGTTTTGTTCAGGGCGCCGTGCAGGCTGTGGTGGCCGCGCAACAAGAGTTGAACGCGTCGATCACGCCAGAGAAATACGCGGAGATCGTGCAGCTGGTGTATGAGCTTGCTCAGCTGGAGGAAGCCATCAGCCCGGACTACGCCAAAAGGTTGGTGAAACTCACAATGTGAATTTTTTCGTTCCAGTAGCAGATTAGCAGCCCGCACCCGTGCGGGCTTTTTTGTTCGTTTGTCGATTAGCAACAGTGCTAAAAGAACTTGCCTGTTTGCTAATCAATTGCTAAAGTTTCTACGCAGCAAATGCTAATCCACCAGGAGCGAACGAGCATGTCCCTGACCTTCCAATTCGAACACCGCATCAACGGCGCCCCCGTGATGTTCCACGGTACCGCCGAGTCCGCCGCCGATGCGCTGGCGACGATCAATGCCGTCGTGGCCGGCACCGTCAAGCTTCACGGCACGGCCGAAACCCCCGCCGGCGCGGCCACCGGCGCGGGCGAGACCGTCAAGCAGAGCACCGCAAAAAACAACAAGGCGGGGATGTCCCGCCCGACCAACGAGACCGACCCCGAGAGCCGTTCTACGGCCGAGCAGACCCAGACTGCATCCGGCAGCTCGGGGAATTCCTCGACCGCATCGAGCGATCAAAACGCGAGCGACAGCAAGGGCAATGACGACGCCGGCCAGGACGGCGCGGCGCTGGACTACGACAAGGACGTCAAGCCGGTGGTCCTGCAGGTGGCCAAGAAATCCCGCGACCTGTGTGTCGCGCTGCTGCAGCGCCACGGCGTGTCCAAGGGCACCGAGCTGACCGCGCGCCAATACCCGCAATTCATCAAGGACGCCCAGGCCGTCATTGCCGGCGAGCTGGACCCGACCGCCTCCGCGGACGGGGACATCGCATGAACGCCCGCAAAGCACGGGCGCTGCGCCGGATGGCGCGGCGTATGACGCCCGGCCTGCCCGCCGGCGAGCTGGTCGCTGACGGCAACGGCGTGTCGGGGTACCGCAACGTGAACGGCCAGGCCGTGCCGTTCTTCCTGCCCGGCACCCTGCGCCACAAGGCCACCACCACCCGCGCCGTGTACCAGAAGCTCAAGCGCGTGTACGGCCGGTCCAACCTGGGAGCGCTGAAATGATCCACTGGCTCCGCAAATGGCTGGCGGACCGGCGCGAGCGGCGCAACAGCGCGCTGTTCGATGCCGGATTCGGCCAGGCGATGGCGCGCTACTACGTGCGCGGCGACAGCACCATCCAGATGCGTGCCGAGCTGGTGGCGGCCAACACGCTGGGCCGGCACACCGCGCGACACCAAGGCATGTCCCACGCCGTCGCCCTGATCGAACGAGGTGCCGGCCATGTCTGAAAAAGCCCACGCCACCCTGTCGCCTTCCTCGGCCGACCGCTGGTCCACCTGTTTTGCCAGCGTGCAGCTGGAGGCGCCGTTCCCCGACACCAGCAGCGACTACGCCGACGAAGGCACCGCGGCGCACGCGGTCGCGGAAATGGCCCTGTCCGAAGGCAAGGACGCGGCCGCCTACATCGGCCGGCGTATCGCCGTCAGCAAGTCCAAGACGGTGGAATGCACGCCCGACATGGCGACCGACGTCCAGAAGTACGTCGACTACGTACGTGAATGCGCAGGGGTGAACCATGGCGCATGAACTGTTGCTGGAACAGCGCCTCGATATCAGCCGCTGGGTGCCGGAATGCTTCGGTACATCGGACGCAGTGATTCTGCGCGACGACGGCGAGTTGCACATCATCGATCTGAAGTTCGGGCGCGGCGTGAAGGTTGAAGCCCAGGGCAATCGACAGATGATCCTGTACGCCCTGGGCGCCTTGGATGCCTTCGGCATGGCCCAGGACTTCGACCGCGTGCGCATGACGATCCACCAGCCGCGCTTGAACCACGTCAGCGAAGCCACCATGACGGTGGACGAGTTGCTGGCTGAAGGCGCCAAGCTCAAGGAGGCCGGCGAGCGCGCGTTCCTGTACGTGGGCAGCGAAACGCCACCCGTGCCGTCGGACTTCGCGCCCAGCGACAAGGCTTGTCGCTTCTGCAAGGCGCGGGGCAGCTGCCCGGCGGCCGCGCAGGAGGTCGCCCGCATCGTGTCGCGCAACGAGCAGGCCACGGCCGACGACTTCGAGGTGGTCAAGCCCACGGCCGACACGCTGGTGGTCGATCTGTCCTACCTGATGTCCAAGGTGGATCAGGTCGAAGCCTGGTGCAAGGGCGTGCGCGCCGAACTGGAGCGGCGCCTGTTGGCCGGCATCGAGGTCGAAGGCTGGAAGCTGGTCGAAGGCCGCGCCGGCTCGCGTCGGTGGACGGACGCCGCCGAGGCCGAGGCGGCGCTGAAGGCGATGCGGTTGAAGTCGGACGAAATGTACGACAAGACCGTCATCAGCCCGACGGCGGCGGAAAAGCTGCTGAAGGATCAGAAGCGTCGCTGGGCCAAGCTCGTGCCGCTCATCACGCGATCCGAAGGCGGCCCCAGCGTGGCGCCGGCCAGCGACAAGCGGCCAGCCCTGGTCGTGAAGCCCACGGCCGACGACTTCGACGTCGTGCAGCCGGAGCCCGTGACCGTCGACGATGGGAGCGACCTGGCATGAACATCCGGCGCGTTATCTGGGCGGTGCTCCTGCTTACTGTGTTCCTGCCCGCCTTTCTTGCCGGCCTCGTCGCAGCGGCCATCGGGGCGGCATTCGTCACGGGCTGGTGCTTGGTTGCCAACCTGGTGGACTGGCTCACGGAACCGCTGTCGTGACCCAGGCCCCGCCGCCCATATCCACCATGCTGCCGGCCGAGGTGCGCTTATCGCTTGCCGCTGCCGCCAAGCTGGTGGACCCGTTTCAACGAGCCAAGGCGATCGACCGCGCGATTGCCCGGGCTCGGCTTCTGTACCCGCAGTACTTCCGCGGCCTTGATCTGAAATAGGAAATCTCAATCATGAAAGTGAAATTGAACAAAGTACGCATCGCCTTCGCACAGCAGCTGACCGAGGCCAAGCCGTTCGAGCCGGGCGCGGCTCCGGCCTTTGGGTCCACGTTTCTCGTTCCCGATAACAGCGCGCTGCGTAAGGAAATCGAGAAAGCGATGCACACCCTGGGCACCGAGAAATGGGGCGCCAAGGGCAAGGGCATCGTCGACAACTTGCTGGAGGTCGGCGATCCGAAGGGTTGCTGCTACTACCCCGGCAAGCGCAAATCCTACGACGGCTTCGAGGGCAACATGGCCCTGGTCGCCAAGCGATACGAAAAGGACGGCATGCCGGTGCTGCTGGACGCTGACAAGTCCCCCCTGTGGGACGCCGCCAAGGGCAAGGCCATGCCCGGCAAGGAAGGCAGGATTTACTCCGGCTGCTACGTCAACGCGACCGTCGACCTGTGGGCGCAGGACAACAAGTACGGCAAGACGATCCGCTGCACCCTGCTCGGCGTGCAATTCGCGGATGACGGCGACTCGTTCGGCGGCACGACCAAGGGCAGCGAAGACGACTTCGACGACCTGGGCGAAGGCGCCAGCAGCGAAGACGAGGACGCGCTCGCGTAAGCGGCGCGCGGCATTCCCGCCTACGGGCGGGGATGTTTGGTGTGGTGGTTTGTGCGGCGCATGGGCGCGGGCTGGGATGGTGCGTGAAGGACGCTTTGCCTAGCCACCCGTAAGTTAACCCCGCAAGCCGGCGCAGCCAGCCACCACACCAAACATCGGGGGCGTCCATCCTCAAGCCGCGACCTTGGCCACGCGGTGCCTATGCCCCGGATCGCTTACCCGACCCTGCCCGTTCGAATCCATCAGGGTCGGTGTGCGCAAACCGCCGGACGCCGGTAACTAAGCAGGCGGAAATCCGGGGCATGGCCTTATCACTGGAGCAAGTCATATGCCGAATCCCTATGGGACATTCACGGACGACGAGCTGCGCGCGCGACTCGCGGCCCGGCCGGATGACCCTGGCGCGCAGCGCGAGGCCGTGCGGCGTTTCCTGGAAGGGTCCGGGGAAGTCCGTCGGCTGGAAGAGCGCATCGCTCAGCTGGAGGACGAGGTGTCCGAGCTGGAAAGCACGCTGAAGGAACTGGACGCATGACCTTCACGGCGGACGCGTTTCACGACCTGGAAACCTATTCCGAGCGAGACCTGAAGACCGTCGGCACGCATGCCTATTCCGAGGTGGCCGAGGTGATGCTGTGGGCCTACGCCCTGGAAGACGAGCCGGTGCGCGTCTGGGACGTCACGGCCGACCCACGGCCGCCTGCCGCGCTGCTGGAGATCCTACAGCGGCCCGATACCCGCCACGTCTGGCACAACGGCGGCATGTTCGACCGCACGGTGTTGAAGCACGCCCAGCCGGCGCTGCACGCCATGATCCCAGAGCATGCCTGGTTCGACACCATGGTGCAGGCGTATGCCCACGGCCTGCCGGGCGGCCTGGAGGTGCTTTGCGATGTCATGGGCGTGCCGCTGGACAAGCAGAAGCTCAAAACCGGCAGGGCGTTCATAAATTTATTCTGCCGCCCCAGACCGAAGAACTCCACACTGCGCCGCGCGACGCGCCACACGCACCCCAAGGAGTGGGCCGAGTTCATCGACTATGCCGGCCACGACATCGAGGCCATGCGTGTCATCTACCGCAAGATGCCGACGTGGAACTACAGCGGCCAGGAGTTCGACCTGTGGCTGCTGGACCAGCGCATCAACCAGCGCGGCGTGCTGATGGACGTGGAGCTGGCCGAGGCCGCTGTCGAGGTGGTGGAGCGCACCAAGAAAAACTTGGCCGCGCGCACCGTCGAAATGACCGACGGCGCGGTGGCCAGCACCACGAAGCGCGACCAGCTGCTGGCCTACCTGCTGGCCGAGCACGGTGTCGATCTGCCTGACCTGCAGGCGTCGACGCTGGAGCGACGCATCGAGGATTCATCCTTGCCCTGGGCGTTGCGCGAGCTGCTGGCGATCCGCCTGCAGGCGAGCAACGCCAGCACCAGCAAGTACAAGCGCATCATCAAGGGCGTGAGCGCGGACGGTCGCCTGCGCGGCCTGCTGCAGTTCGACGGCGCGGCGCGCACGCGACGCTGGGCCGGGCGCTTTTGGCAACCCCAAAATTTACCAAGACCTGCAATCGGCGACCTGCGTGACGAAGCCCTGCAGGCGGAGATCGATTTCGGCATTGACGCCATCAAGGCCCGCTGCGCGGATCTGGTCTACAACAACGTCATTGAGGTGGCCAGCGCCGCCATACGCGGCTGCATCGTGGCGCCGCGCGGCCGCAAACTGGTGGTGGCCGACTTGGCCAACATCGAAGGTCGCGACGCCGCGTGGCTGGCCGGCGAGTCGTGGAAACTCCAGGCGTTTCGCGACTACGACGCCGGCATCGGCGCCGACCTGTACAAGCTCGCGTATGCCAAAGCGTTCGGCGTTCGGCCTGAGAACGTCGACAAGGTCATGCGCCAGATCGGCAAGGTCATGGAACTGATGCTCGCCTACCAGGGCGGTGTCGGCGCGTTCCTGACCGGGGCGCTGACCTATGGATTTGACATCGAGCAGATGGCCGAGGACGCCTACAGCACGCTGCCTGACGACATCCTGGAGGAAGCGCACGGCATGTACGACTGGACGGTGCGCAAGAAGCGCAGCACGTTCGGCCTGTCGCAGCGCGCCTTCGTGGTGTGCGATGCTTTCAAACGCGGCTGGCGCCGCGGCAATCCAGCCATCGAGGCGACCTGGGGTGTGTTGGAGGAAGGCGTGCGCCGCGCCACGCAGAACCCCGGCATGGTGGTCGACGCCGGCCGCTTCAAGATGCAGCGCACCGGTGCCTGGCTACGCATCCGCCTGCCGTCCGGCCGTTTCCTCTGCTACCCGTCGCCGCAGGTGGACGACAACGGCAAGTTCTCGTACATGGGCGTAAACCAATACAGCCGCAAGTGGACGCGGCTGCACAGTTACGGCGGCAAGCTCTTCGAGAATGCATGCCAGTCGTTCGCCCGCGACATCCTGGCGCACAACATGCCGGCCATCGAGGCGGCCGGCTACGAGATCGTGCTCACGGTGCATGACGAAATCATCGCCGAGGCGCCCGACAGCGACGAGTTCAACGGCGAACACCTGGCGTCGCTGATGGCCACCAATCCGCCCTGGGCGCCCGACATTCCGCTGGCCGCGGCCGGCTTCGATGCTAAGCGTTATCGCAAGGATTAAAAAAGTGCTTGCTAATCGAATTAGCTATTTGCTAAACTTTAGCTAACGACAACGCAATACAACCCACCACACAAGGACACCACCATGAAGCGCACCAACCAGCTCCGCACCGGCAACGTCACGGGGACCGGCCCGAAATTCCGCGGCCCCAAGGCCAAGCAGCTCGCCATCCCGACGCGCCACCTGCGCCCGCGCAAGGCCAAGCAGCCCGGCATCACGCTGCCCGTGGGCATGTCGTCCATGCTCGTCGCGCTCTTCAAGCGCGCGGGGTTGCAGACGCCCTACTGATCGGGCTTTCGTTCGCCCAAACATTTAGCAAATTGCTAATAATACTGAAGGATAGACATGACCACCGATAAGCAAACCACAGGCCCTGTCACTGCGTTCAAAGGCTTCGACAAGAATCTGGCCTGCCGCGGCTATCAATACTCCATCGGCGAAACCTACGAACACGCCGGCCGTGTCGTGCGCTGCGCGTCCGGCGGGTTCCACAGCTGCGAGTACCCCCTGGACGTATTCAACTACTACCCGCCGGCCGACAGTCGCTATGCGGTCGTGCTTGCGGGCGGCGAGATTGATCGCAAGGAAGGTGGCGACACCAAGCTGGCCAGCGGCAAGATCACCATCGAAGCCGAGCTGCGCATGCCGCAACTGATCTCCAAGGCGATCGACTGGATCATGGCGCGTGTGGACAAGGCCAGCGGTGTTTACCTGGAACAGAATCGGTCCCACGCCAGCAACACGGGCGACTACTCGGCCGCCAGCAACACGGGCTACGGCTCGGCCGCCAGCAACACGGGCGACTACTCGGCCGCCAGCAACACGGGCGACTACTCGGCCGCCAGCAACACGGGCTACGGCTCGGCCGCCAGCAACACGGGCGCCCGCTCGGCCGCCAGCAACACGGGCGCCCGCTCGGCCGCCAGTGTCGAAGGGAAGCATTCTGTGGCGCTCGCCGCCGGTGCGCAAAGCCGCGCGAAGGCGTGTAAAGGTAGCGCCATTGTGCTGGTGTATCGCGATCTCGAAACCACCGAGGAAAGCGAATACGGCCGCATCGTGCACATCCGCGCGGCCGTGGCCGGGCGCGACGGCGTGAAACCCGATACCTGGTACATGCTCGATGAGGCCGGCGAGCTGGTCGAAGTCGACGAACCCAGCGGGGCGTAACCATGGAAAAGTTCCATTTCTTCGACGACGACGACGAACCCCTGCCGCCGTTCACGCCGCTGGACCGCTTCTGCATGTGGGTATGCGGCCTGGCCTTCGGCGGCGCGGTTGGGTTGCTGCTGGCTGGCTGGCTGTAGGAGGTCATCGTGCAACTCGACATCCACAAGACGCCGCCCGCGCCCGTCACGCTGGTCATCGGCCAGGACGAGCCCGAGGCCGAATACATGGCGCGGCTCTACCAGGCCGGCGGCATCAGCCTTCGCGAGGCCCAGGAACGCGCCAGGGCGCACGCGCTGCTGCGCGACATCAACAGGCTGGATGCCGGCGATACGCGCGCGCTGCGCGCGATCCTGCGGCGCCTGGCCACGGGGGTGTGACATGCGCGAATCCCTCATCGAGGCCCACGGCCTGCGGCTGCTCACCGCGGCCGGCCAGTTGTTCCTGAAGTTCACAAGCCCCGCGCGGCGCAGCGTGCCGGACCGCATCCGACTCGCGCCCATCCCGCCCGAGCACCGCGAGCTGGTGGCGCGCTACGTTAGCTTCGTGGAGCTGAAGGCCACGGGCAAAAAGCCCACGGCCGCCCAGGAGCGCGAGCACGCCCGCCTGCGCGCCCTGGGCTATGACGTGCGCGTCATCGACAGCAAGGCGGGCGTGAATGACTACGTAAACGAGGTGACGACATGACCGGCTTTTTCCTTTTCATGGTGTGGCTGCTGGTGTGCTTCGTGCTCGGCTGCGCCGTTGGCTATGTGATGTCGAGGTGAACGATGGGCAACCCCACCGAAGCCCTGCTTCGCTGCCCGTTCTGCGGCAGCGGTCCCACCTCGACGTATAAGACCGATGACCACACCGGCCTCAGGAAATACACCGTCTTTTGCACTGGCCTTTGCGGTGGCAACACCGGCGAGAAGTGGACGGAAGCCGACGCTATCGCGGCCTGGAACCGGCGCGCCCACCCCCAGCAGCCCTCCGGGTGGCGAGACATTGCGAGCGCGCCGAAGGATGGGACGGAGATTATCGTGTTCCACCCTGAAGGCGGCGTATGTGCTGCATTCTGCCCGGGCGAAGGTTTCGCGTGGCACTGCATGGACGGCATGAACAAGGTCATTGGCCAGAAGAGCGGGAATTCCATTCCGAGGATGACCAGCTTCGTTCAGCCGCCCACTCACTGGCAGCCCCTTCCCCCACCGCCGTCCGCCCACCCCGCCGAGCAGCAGGAAGGAGACCAGCAATGCTAGTCACGAAGGAACATTACGACCTCATGGTCCAGTTTGAACGCGGGCTCCTTGGCCGATTCGACAAGGAAGCCAAGGAGCTTTGGCCGCGAGGGATCATCTACCAGGACGGCCACATCAACGAACTGTTCCTGGCCTACCGGCGCGGCTATGCCTTTGCTGTGGCCGACTACCGGGTCGACTTGCAGAACTTGGAGGCATCGCGGGATGGGTATCGCGACGATGCGCGTGTCTTGCATGCGGCTTTGACTCGCATGGTAGCCAGGTACGAACCCGATTTCGATCTAGATGACATTCGGAAATGGCGTCCTGGTTGGCTCCGGGATGCGCTTATCAGGACGAACGCGCTTGACGACGCCGCCATGACCGGAGGCAACGGCAATGGAAACTGATCTGAACCGCTACACGCGCGCGATGATCGCCGGCCATATCGATACCTGCGCCGAGATCGAGAAACGCCACGATCTGTACGGCTATCCCCCAGAGCTGGTGACGGTTGGCCTGGAAGCCATAGCGAAAGGCAAAGAGCCGCACGAAGCCATCAACCAATACTGCAATGGTGGATCGAATGCCTGACACCCCCGCCCGGCCGGAGTTGCCAGAGCCTGACAGCACGATGGAAATCACTGTGCTGTACACGCCCATCGAGATCGACACCTATCGAGCCAGCACGATGGTCGAGTACGCGGATGCCAGAGAAGCCTGGGCACGCGCCGACGAGCGGCGCAAGGCGCTGGAGGAAGCTGCCCAGCTGGCAGACCGGTACGGCTCCCAAGCGCCCGTACAAATCCGTCTACGCATCATGGAACTTGACCGCAAGGAGCCGACATGACCGCCCGTATTCTCGGAACCGTGACGCGTTGTGTCGGTTGTCCGAACCGTCAGTACTACAGTGCCGGCGTCTATGAGTGCACGGCAGTTGAGCGCGCGCTCGACGTATCGGAAGCTATGCCGCAGTGGTGCCCCCTGCCCGAATACCCGACTATCGCTGAAATCCGCGCCCAGGCCCGTGCCGAGATGGTCGCGGAGATGGTGCCGGTGGCGGAAGTGACCCATTACACAAACGGCAGTTATCAGCGGAATTATCGCTTGCGCTGGCTCCGCGATGTTGATGCCGGTACGAGGCTAGCCATCATTCCCAAGGACTGAGACATGACCAACATTGATTACATCGGCCTCGCGCTCGAACTGGAAGGCCACGCGAACAGCCCGCGCATCGATTCGCAGACCATCCAGCGAGCCATGCTCGCGGCTGCCCATGCGCTGCGTCTGACCCATGAAAGTATCTTGTCTGCCGCCAGCGAGGCCGAGCCCGTGGCCTACCGCTATCGGCATAGTGAATCCGAGAAGTGGCACTATGGACCGACACCGCAAAGCTGGTGGGAGTGCCAAGCGCTTTACGCCGCCCCAACTATTCGAAATCCTCTAATGGTTGCCAGCGAGGTCGATACTTGTTGCCGTGGTCTGGCCCCTGCACATGAATGCAGAGTGGAATGCGGCGGCACGAAGGTTGTTGCCAGCGAGGCCGGGGCGGTGCCGGTGTATTACCGCTATCGGCATAGCGAAAACGAGAAATGGCATTACGGACCGAAGCCGCAAAGTTGGTGGGAATGCCAAGCGCTTGGAGTTATCGCCGCCCCATCGGATGCGCCCGCGCAGCAGGTTGACAAATCGCAGAATCTGCAAAGACCGTCGGTTGACGAATCGGCGAAATTGCAAAGTCCCGCACCGGCTGCGCAGGACAAGCCCTACTACCCTGCTGCTGCGGCGGAAGCGCGCGCCTTTGGTGCCCCGGCAATGGCGAATGCTCTGGACGCACCGGCTGCGCAGGGCGACGAGCGGAAGGCGTTCATGAGCGCCTTCCCTGCCGCGATATGGCGTGATGGTGAGGACTACCCGGACCAAATGTGGGCCATCGAACGTCTGCACGGTTTCCGCGCCGCCCTGTCTCGCCAGCCCAGCGCGGGGGGATGCGGAACGCATCCGGATCGGCGCGCAACTGGCAAACCTTGCCTATAACTGGTCCCAGAATCCCGGGCGAGTGTTGACCGTCACGGAATGCCAGACGCTTAAGAATCTTGTCAATGAATGGGACGCCGCCCGCGCCCAGCGTGCCGCAGAGGGGGCGAACGATGAATAAGTGGCAAGCCCTGGAAGTGGAGTGGTATCGCGCCAACGGACGGTACCCTGAGCGCATCGTCGTGGATGGCGAAGGCGAGCCATACGTCCTTGGTGACGGTTACTGGAACTCGCGCAATCCCAAGATGGCGGAAGAGGTCGAACCGCAGATGCGCGTCTATGCGTATCAACGCATGGGAGCCGGCAATGGATAACGACCTGCTCAGGAGAGCGGCGAAGGCTATGTTGAACATCCCGCAGATTCGTCGCGGGAAGGTCTGGTGCATGCACTGTGGCGCGTATCGCTTGGTTGATGCGTCCCGTTCGCTACAACACGGCTGGCCGAAATGTTGCGGCTACACCATGACCATCGACAGCCCGGAAGAACGGGAACGGTTCCGCGCTGCCGCTGCCATGATCGAAGGGAAATGACATGGACCTAGAGTACGAAATCAAGGTAGGCGGAACGATCCAGCGACTACATGCCCGCATCGCTGAACTGGAGGCGGCGCTGCGCCGTCACTATGAAGCGGACAAGCGCCTGTACGAAATGCCATTCGGTTGCGAGCCTGCCGACGACATAGCGGCCCTGGAGGAACACGACGCATCATTTGCTGCCATTGGTGAGCTGCTAGGTGTCCGCGCTGCCGCTGCGCTGGGATCGAACATCACACCGGTGCCGAAGACATGAACGGCATAGCCTGGATGGTTCGCCACATGGCGAACGTGCAGCCGGTCAAGCACAAGCGCGCGCGGACCGAGTACGTGAGCGCCGCGAAGGACATGCAGATCGAACGGCTGTTGAAGACGGGCGAGTACCGCACCTGTGAAATCGCCGACATATGCAGCGTCGACGATGACCAGGTGCGTAAGCGCAAGCAGAAAATGCAAAAGGCGGGCGTACTGTGACGCGCAAGGCATTCACCCCCCGGCCTTACCAGCAGATCATTTTGGACCACATCCTGGACGTGCCGCGGTGTGGCGTTTGGGCCGGCATGGGCATGGGCAAGACCACCTCCACGCTGAACGCGCTGGACATCCTGGAGCTGGTCGAGCCCGGCCCGGCGCTGGTGGTGGCGCCGCTGCGCGTGGCGCAATCGACCTGGCCGGACGAGGCGGCGAAGTGGGCGCACCTGCGCAACGTAGAAGTCGTGCCGATCGTCGGGGAGGCGAAGGCGCGCCAGGCGGCGCTGGCGCGCGCCTTCGGTTTCTCGGCCAGCGTGTTCACGATCAACTACGAGAATCTGCCGTGGCTGGAGGAAGCCCTGAAGGTCGCGCGCCGCCCTTGGCCTTTTCTGAAAGTCGCGGCCGACGAGTCCACCAAGCTCAAGAGCTGGCGCGGCAGCCAGCAGGTCAGCAAAAAAGGAACGGAATATGTGCGCGGCGCTGGGTCCGTGCGCGCCCGCCCGCTGGCGCGCGTGGCGCACAGCCAGGTCAAGCACCTCATCGAGCTGACCGGCACGCCATCGCCCAACGGCCTGCAGGATCTCTGGGGGCAAGCGTGGTTCCTGGACCAGGGTCAGCGGCTGGGCCGCACGTTCGAGGCGTTCAAGTCCCGCTGGTTCCGCCCGGCGCACAACGGCTACGGCATCGAGCCCCTGCCGTTTGCTCAGGACCAGATCGAGGACGCCATGCGCGGGCTGTGTCTGTCGCTGGACCCGCGCGACTGGTTCGACCTGCGGGAGCCGATCCCTAACACGATCTACGTGGATCTGCCGGCCGGCGCGCGCAAGATGTACCGCGACATGGAGAAAGAAATGTTCGCCATGATCGGCGAGCACGAGGTCGAGGCGTTCAACGCGGCGGCCAAGACGATGAAATGTCTCCAGCTGGCCAACGGCGCCGCCTACGTGGGCGAGGACACCAGCCGCTGGGTGGAAGTCCACGACGCCAAAATCCAGGCCCTGGAGAGCGTCATCGAAGAGGCGGCCGGCATGCCGGTGCTGGTGGCCTACCACTTCAAGAGCGACCTGGCCCGGTTGCTGAAGGCGTTCCCCAAGGGCCGCCAGCTGGACAAGGATCCGCAGACGCTGCGCGACTGGAACGCGGGCAAGATACCCGTCATGTTCGCCCACCCGGCCAGCGCCGGCCACGGCCTGAATCTGCAGGACGGCGGCAACATCCTGGTGTTCTTTTCGGTTAACTGGAATTTGGAAGAGTGGGCGCAAATCATTGAGCGCATCGGCCCCACGCGGCAGCTACAGGCCGGCCACAACCGGCTCACGTTCATCCATTACATCCTGGCGCGCGACACGATAGACGAGATAGTCATGGCGCGCCTCGAATCCAAACGGGAAGTGCAAGACCTGTTGCTCGAAGCCTTGAATAGGAGATCGTGATTATGTGGCCCCACCAGTACCGATACCCAAAGATTGAAATTCCGCCGTCAGACGATACCCCCTACCGCGACGCGCCATCACCTCAGGTTGCGGACGGGCTACATGCAAAGTTGGAAGCTGGCGAACAGCTGACCGCTACCGAGGTTGAACAGTTGCGCGAAGAGCTTTTGAAGCGCATCCGGATAGCTTCCGCCGACACGCTGAAAAAGGTTGCGCTGGCGCGCCTCTCCCTGCCGGAGGCCAACCCCCCGCCCACCTTCGACGAGTGGTTTAAGGCCAAGAACCACGGCGCGTCCTTCGAGGTGCTGCACATGCAGGCCGGCACGATGTGGGAAACGATGTTCCGCGCGCTGGCGCGTGAGATGCGCGACTACACTACGGAAATGGTTCAGCGATCACTGGAGAAAAACAATGGGTGACCAAGAAAAGGACGCCGCGCGCTGGCGTGAATTCGCCGCTCGGGCGACGGATACCAAGACGTCGGCGTGGCACCGCCTGCTGGAAGAGCTGGGCCTCGCAGACCCGGAAGAATGCTTCGACATCGCGCAGATCATCGACGCCGCCATCGCTGAGCGCGCGGCCAAGGAGCAAGGCAATGGATGACCGCGAACTGCTGGAGCGCGCCGCGCGGGCGGCTGGCAAGGAGTTCGATCCAACATCGCGCGATAAGCGCGGGCTATGGGTCGTGAAGGAGAACACTCTGTACCACCAACGCGAACTATGGAATCCCCTGACCAACGACGGCGACGCGTTCCGGCTAGCCGTAGCGCTAAGCCTGTTTGACGACTTGGAGCACAAGGCCAGCGCCTACGCTTCGGAGCGAAACTACGATATCGACCCCTGCAAAGCTTTCCGCCACGTCATCACCAACGCCGCGGCCGCACGCGGGAGATAGCCCATGCCGACCGTTGACCCCATCGTCTACCGCCTGCCGGCGCTGCGCCAAGCCGTCGGGCTGTCCACCACGACAATTTACAAAATGATTAACGACGGCGATTTTCCCCGGCCGGTGCAGCTGACCAGCCGCGCCGTGGGCTGGCCGGCGCACGAGGTGCGCGCTTGGCTGGATTCGCGGCCGCGCGCCACGGGCCATCTGGCGCCGGAAGATTCCGCGAGCGACTAG